ATGAATGGCACTAGCTTTTCAAGCGAGCAAGATAAAGCCATAGCCGATGTTAAAGATACAGGTAATGCACTTTTAAAGAAAGCTGGCTTAGGCGGTGATAGTGGCCAAGGTGGCAAAAAAGGAAAAGTACCATTTGACAAAGATGTTCAAGCATTACAACAACAGTTGAAGGATGCCGGTTTTGGTGATTTGTTAGGAGATACTGGACCAAAGAAAGATGGAGTTGATGGACAATTTGCGGGTAAAACTAAAACCGCATTAGAAGCCGCAGTTGCAAAAGGTTATACCGTCGATCCAGCAACTAAGAAATTAGTCAAAGCGGCAACACCTGTGGCAGCGGCTGATTCACCATCATCTAACTCTGCTAGCAGTGCAAGTGCTAGCGACTCTACAGTAGCATCATCTAACTCTGCTAACAGTGCAAGTGCTAGTAACTCTGCCGTAACAGATGCACCACGATCAGGTTCAGCACAATCTGCCAATGACGGAGCAGCCGGTGAGGCAGATGCGTCTAGAAATGCTAAACGTGATCCTAACAATCCATTTGGATTATCTGGTACTCAAAGATACTTACAAGCCGTACAAGTAAATCAAGGATCAGTAACTAACGATATACAAAAAGCATTAGGAATAACTCCAACTGGAGAACTAGGGCCAGCTGATATTACAGCATTTACACAGTATGTTAAAAATAACGGCGGAGATCCGTTTGATGCGCTTGGTAAGTTATTAGGCTTAACACCTGACGCAGTTGCAACTGAATCTAAAAATGTTCAGCCAATGACACTAGCTGAAAGCATGGCTGACATGCGTTCAAAATTAACACAAATTGACGAAGCAGGCGGCAGAGGAAAATTACTTTGGGACTTTATTGCAAAAGTAGGAGGTAAGGGTGCTGAAAAAGAAGTTGCGGCTGGTGAAAAGGCTGCGGCACGAGATGCCACTACTACTGTTAAACCAGAGTTAAAAGATTTACCAACTACTAGAAATCGTGCTGAAGCCGGAAATCCAAACTATAATGCTGCCAAAGGCGAGCGTATAACAGGTGCTGACGGAAAAACATACGAACGTATGGAAGGCGGAAGCTGGTATGAAGTAACTGCTAGTGGAAAATTAGGTAAAGGTGCTCCAAGAGAAATTCAAGCAGAATTAAACGCCGCGGCGCAGACAAAAGGCCTCGACATGCAAGCTATGATTAACAGAATGGCTTCGGGTGAGAAATTGGCAGCTGAAGAAATTGCAGTTGTTGAAAAGAGTCTTGCTGAGAAATTTGGTTATAAAGCAGGTCAAGCGTGGGCTAAGGTTACGGCAGGTGGCGGTAAGGCTCTACGTTGGATGAAGAACAACAAGTGGATGACTGCATTTATCTTATTATCGGCCGCTGGACTAGCTTGGTGGGCATTGAGTAATAAAGAAGATCCAGAAGATCCAGAAGTACCAGTTAACGGCAAGTGCAAACCAGGTTATACATTAAGTGCTGACGGTAAGCGTTGTGTAAAACAAGGTGGTAAAGAACCTGAGCCAGGTCCAATAGTTGCTCCAGTAGTAGATCCGCAAGTAACTGAAGATTTAGACGAACTCAACGGTTTATTAAAAGAACTAGTTGATGGTTGGCCAGATGATGCTGAAACAGCACAAGCTATTGCAGCCGGAGTTGAAGTTGGTGCTAAACCGGTTGGACAGACTGGCGGTCAAGGTGGAATGGCTGTTAGCGGACAATCTAGTACTTCTAGTGTTGGGCCACGAACAGGTGTTAACTTTGCTAATATAAAATAATCAAAATTGATTAATAAAATGGCAGATTTATTCTGCCATTTTTTATCTTTGAGCTTTACATTTGAAGATAAGTAGTATACAATAGGCATATACATTAGGAGATTTACATGGGTGGTCGTTCATACGGACAAGAAGAAAAGGCAAAACTAGAGCGTTTGATTTCAGAAGGTAGTACAGTACTACGTGAAATTGAAGACTTGCAAGAAGGCTTGAAAGAAACTGTTAAAGCAGTTGCAGAAGAATTACAGGTAAAACCCAGCGTCATCAATAAAGCAATTAAAATTGCACATAAAGGTGATTGGACTAGTTACAATGAAGACTGGGAAGAAATCGAAGCAATTTTAGATATTACTAAACGTATCTAATAAGTAGTATAAAGAAAGGTCAGGCAGGCCATAAACTGCCGTCTAGGTATTTGTCAGCCTAAAATGACATAGGAGAAGAATATTGAGCTATGTAGACGCATGGTTTGACCGCGAGAATGATATCATCAAAGTGGTTGAACGTAATAAGAAAGGCGAACGTGAGTTTCGCGATATACCCGTAAAGCATACGTTTTACGTCAAAGACCCAAGAGGCAAATTCCAATCAATTTACGGCGATCCAGTATCACGTATTGTTTGTAAGAATACAAAAGAACTACGCAAAGAACAAGCTATTAATTCAAATAAACAATTATTTGAAAGTGATATTAATCCAATCTTTGTAACACTAAGTGAACACTACTTAAATCAAGACGCTCCTAAACTAAATGTAGCGTTTTTCGATATTGAGGTAGACTTTGATCCAGAGCGTGGCTATGCAAGTCCAGACGATGCATTTATGCCAATTACTGCGATTGCTGTTTACCTACAATGGTTAGAGACTATGGTTTGTTTGGCTATTCCTCCTAAGAAAGTTAGTATGGAAGCGGCTAAGGAAATGGTTAAAGAATTTCCCAATACATATTTGTTTGACAACGAAGCAGACTTGTTAGACATGTTCTTAGACTTGATTAAAGATGCAGACATCCTAAGTGGATGGAACAGCGAAGGCTTTGATATTCCTTATACCACTAATCGTGTAATCAAAGCACTGAGTAAAGAAGATACACGCCGTTTCTGTTTGTTTGACCAAATGCCGAAGAAACGAGAATATGAAAAATTTGGACGACTAAGCACAACTTATGACTTTGTAGGTCGTGTACACTTAGACTATCTAGAACTATATCGCAAGTACACATACGAAGAACGACACAGTTATCGACTAGATGCTATTGCTGAATATGAATTGGGCCAACGTAAAACACAATACGAAGGCACACTAGATCAATTATATAACAATGACTTCCGCACGTTTGTAGAATACAACATCAACGACTGTAAACTCCTAGATGATTTAGATAAGAAGTTAAAGTTTATGGATCTTGCCAACACCTTGGCACATGAAAATACAGTACTGCTACAAACTACAATGGGTGCTGTGGCTGTAACAGAACAGGCCATTATTAACGAAGCACATCGCAGAGGATTTCAAGTTCCAAATCGAGTTAAAAAAGACGATAGAGATGAAAACACCGCGGCCGCTGGTGCGTATGTGGCTTATCCTAAGGAAGGTATTCATGACTGGATCGGATCGTTAGACATTAACAGTCTTTATCCAAGTGCCATTCGTGCGCTTAACATGGGCCCAGAAACTATTATTGGTCAGTTGCGTCAAACACTTACCGACGAATATATCGAAGCGCAGATGGCTAAAGGTAAATCATTTGCGGCGGCATGGGAAGGTATCTTTGGATCGTTAGAATTCACCGCGGTACTTAATCAAGAAATTGGTACTGAGATTACCATTGACTGGGAAAACGGGGACAGTGACATTTTGTCGGCCGCTGAAGTATATCGTTTAATTTACGAAAGTAATCAACCCTGGATGCTCAGTGCCAATGGCACTATCTTTACATATGAAAAAGAAGGTATCATTCCTGGACTATTAAAACGGTGGTATGCTGAACGTAAAGAGATGCAGGCCAAACTCAAGGATGCTATCAAAGCAGGTAATAAGGTTGAAGAAGAATATTGGGACAAACGTCAGTTGGTTAAGAAGATTAACTTGAACAGTTTGTATGGCGCTATTCTTAACAGCGGTTGTAGATTCTTTGATAAACGTATCGGACAATCAACTACACTAACTGGTCGTCAGATTGTTCGACACATGGCGGGTAAGGTTAATGAAATTGTCGCTGGCGATTATGACTATCGCGGTAAAGCTATTATCTATGGTGACACCGACTCGTGCTATTTTAGTGCTTACAAGACACTACAAAAAGATATCGACAGCGGTGCTATTCCGTGGACTAGAGAAAATGTAATCCAACTGTATGATCAAATTGGCGAAGAAGTTAATACAACCTTCCCTCAGTTTATGCTAGATACATTCCACTGTCCTAAATCGCGTGGGGAAGTTATTAAAGCGGGCCGTGAAATTGTTGGTAGTAAGAGCCTGTTCATTACTAAGAAGCGGTATGCTGTTCTTTATTATGATAAAGAAGGCAAACGCACCGACGTAGATGGCAAGCCGGGTAAGATCAAAGCTAT